TACTGTGAATTAATAATAGAACACATGAGTAAAGGCCTAAGTATTGCCGCGTTTGCTGGCGTTATTAAGTGTGGTAGGTCGACCGTCTACGAATGGATCGATAGATATCCAGACTTTAAGAAATCCAAAGACATTGGCGAATCAGTATCGTTACTATTCTGGGAGCGCTTAGGTATACAAGGCGCGGTTGGTAACATCAAAGGATTCAATCCAGCATCGTGGATCTTCAACATGAAGAACCGACACAAGTGGCATGATCGTCAAGAGATTGTAGAAGTTAAAGAAGATGGGTTCACGTTCATAGATGCTAAAGATGGCAAGTGAAACTAAGAGGCATACGTTATACACAGCTAACGCATCAAAGAAAGTTCCACGAAAGTAAGAAGGAAAAAGTACTACTACTGGGTGGGTATGGTTGCGGTAAGACATACAGTCTTGTCATGCACATGTTCAGGTTAGCTACTATTAACCGTGGTCTAGCTGGTGGGATACTATGCCCTGATCTTAAGATGTTCAAGCGTGATGTGCTACCGACTATAATGGAAGTAGCCAAAGAGAACGGCATCACTGTAAGTTTCAATAGACAAGACTCCTATATAACTATTCCAGCAACAGGCAGTAAGCTTTACGTGTTCCATGATCAGGATAAGGGCAAGTCAATACGCGGGCCCAACATCGCTTACTTACTTATCAATGAGGTCACACTAATAAGCAAAGAGGGTTACGATGCAGCTATTGCACGTGTAAGGCTTAAAGCTTCAATCTTCCCACAGATTGCAATGAGTGGCACGCCCGAACAATTCAACTGGGTGTATGAGGAGTTCATGCAGAAGACTTCTGATAGGGTTGAAGTAATTCACGGCAGCTCAAGGACTAACCTACATTTACATGAAAATTATATTGATATGCTTGAAGACTCATACGATGATTTGATGCAAGAGCAGTACTTAGATGGGAAGTTTGTTAACTTAACAGGTAGGCGAGCACTGTACTCATTCAACAGAGAAGATCATGTGCGTGATGATATAGAATACAATCCGAACTTAGAGACATGGATATCTGTAGATTTCAACTTATATCCAATGAGTGCAACATTATGGAATCGCATGCCATTAGACTCACCTACATTGTTAGAAGCGTTCGATGATATTGGATTGAACACATCCAACACAGATGAACTATGTGAAGTGATTAAGGATAAGCTAGGCGAGGGATACCGAGATGCTGTTATCTTTCCCGATCCAGCAGGCTCAGCAGGTAGCACTAAGAGTAAGGGCAAGAGTGATATTGATATCATTCGAGAGCATGGGTTTACGGACGTACGATTCAAGCGCCGCATCGCTTCAGTTAGGGATTGCCTTAATGCATCAAACTCTTTAGTGAACAAAAACAAGATACTTGTTAACTCTAGATGTAAAAACTTTATAGCCGATGCAGAGCAATGTATACTCAAAGAGGGCACTGCATTGATTGACAAATCTAATCCCAAACGTACACACTGGTTAGATGGATTTAAAGATATGATTGACTACGAGTTTCCAGTAGTTAAATCACGCGCAAGCTTAGTACAAAGGAAGTATAGATGAACACTACAATTACAAATGAAGACCAACTACTTGATATTAAGTACAGAAAGCAGATCATTGCTGAGATCATGGGGCCTGAGAACGTCTCACGTAAGGGCAATGAGTTAAAGAAGCATGAAGTATTCCAAGATAAGACACGGAAGTGGGTAATCGAATCCCTGACCAAAGAGCTTGATCATGAGTCTGTTACCTTAATGCAGAACAGAGCAGCTAATATCTCTATATGCAAAAAGATTATCAAGAAGTTATCCAGAGCTTATAATGGTGGTGTGGATAGATTCACTGAAGATGATTCAGCCACAGAAGCAGTACAAAGCATTGCTAAGACTGAGCGCCTTGATTCTACAATGAAGAAGACTGACGATTACATTAGATTGTTTCGCAACACTACAATGCAGATTGTTCCAGAGATTGACACTAAGGAGAGCGAGCTGAATGGTAGTAAGCCAATTTTTAAGATCAGCTTTCGACCTTTAGAACCTTATAACTATGATGTTATTCCAGATTCCAATAATCAAGAGAGAGCACGAGTATATGTGCTTAGTGACTTCGTTGAACGCAACGAAACAGTTAGTTTACAGTCTGAGTCGTTAGGGTCCGATGGATTCCGCGGCGCTTCATATAACACTTACCCAGGTGGCGATAGAAAAGAACAGAAGATTGCTGATAGCCCAAGTGATAAGGGAACCAATCAACGCACATTCATATGGTGGAGCGATCGTTATCATTTCACTACAGATGTTAAGGGCCATGTACTTACTGATATGTCTCCAGAAGATTTAGAGAACCCTATTGGTGAGTTAAACTTTGTTAACTTTGCAGAAGATCAGAATGGATCCTTCTGGGCACAGGGCGGCGACGATATCGTTGAAGGCGCTGTATTAATCAATGTGCTGATCACTGATATGTTATCCATTGCATCTATGCAGGGATGGGGACAGTTAGTGGTAAGCGGGAAGAACTTACCTGATCAGATTAAGATCGGGCCACATCGTTCACTCATCTTTAACTATGATGAGGGTGACCCCAAGCCAGAAGCTAATTACATCTCATCTAATCCACCAATTGGTTTATGGATGAATATGATTGAGCAATACACAGCTCTATTACTTTCTACTAACAACATATCTCCTAAGAATGTGAGCGGTAAGCTCGATGCTTCCAATGTAATGAGTGGCATCGCTAAGCTTGTTGATGAGTCTGAATCAAGTGAAGACATTGAAGATGCTCAGTCTCGTTTCGCTGAGAAAGAGCCAGAGATGTGGGATATATACAAACGTTGGTTCGATTACTTATTCGATAAGAAGCAACTAACCAGCAGCCTATTTCAAGTAGGTAAATGGGCAGACGTTCCAGTATCTATTCTATTCAATACTCAGTCTCCTGTTGTTAGTGAGGCAGAACATATCGATAACTTACAGAAGCGTAGAACTCTTGGTATCAACTCAATGGTTGAACTAATAAGACTAGATAGCCCTGGCCTAACAGATGAAGAGGCTATGAATAAGCTTATAGACATCAAGGCAGAGGCGAAGATGTTCTTAGAAGATGCGAAAAAAGAAGCAGCTGAAGTGATTAGCCCTAAACCAATAGAAGATATTGAGGAAATAGATGGCGAACGAGAAGAAGATATCATTTGAATTCGATCCCTTTAGACGAGCCGGCGTTAAGGTAGACAAGGAACAGAGGGCAGAAGCACTCGACCGTGTTAAGGAGTTTATACTTGAGTCTGTGTTGGATAAGGTCGGTTCATCTGAGTCGCCCGTATCTGGTGGACCATGGAAGACATCGCTATCTAAAGAATACAAGAAGGTTAAAGGTCGACAATCAAGCAGCACAGTAGCCAACCTTGAGTTAACGGGTGAGCTATTAGATGCAATCGCTGTTAATCAGACGGGTGATAGGAAGCTAAAGCTTGAGATTATTGGCGGTACTTCAGTGAAGAACAAGGCCGAGGGCAATAACATCGGCTCATATGGAAGATCAGCTAGTAGAAGTAAAGCTAGACGGTTCATTCCATTAAGCGGCGAGACTTTATCAAGTGATATATGGAATGGTGTTGCCAGCATACTAGAAGAATTCAGCGAAGATGACAGCAATGGCAATTGATCTTAAGAAAGAGATTGAGATACAGCTTAAGCGAGAAGTTAAGAAGGTAATCAATGAGCTTGACAGCAAGGTCTCCAAGAAAATCGGCGACATTATAGTTAGAAAAATGAAGCAGATGATATCCAAGGGCATCTCTCCAATACGCGGTAGCAGAAGGTTTGAATCATACAAACACGCAGGCAACCCAGACAAATACCCAGCAACAGCCAGGCTTAAGTTCCCAGACAAGCGCAACAGGCCGGTTAATCTATTCTTATCTGGTAGGTTTCTTAAGGGTTTGAAACGATTCATATCGGGAACAACACCGGGTAAGATAACAATTAAGATTGGTTTCGATGATGGTAATTCCTATGCGAATGATCTTGAGCGAGGTCATAGAGAAGGCGCGGGTGGTCAACCCAAGCGCCCCATAATTCCGCAAACAGGTGAAGACTTCAGCGACGTAATCTATAAGGATGTCGATGAGTTCCTCGTTAAGGAAGTGGAGAAAAGACTGGCAAGCAAACGCAATCGCCGGTAACGTTTTAAAAAACAACAGTGATAACGCAAATGTGTTGCATTATCATAGATATTGACAATAAAATAACAGGGAGCGATAATAATGGAAGATGCGCAAGAACTGGTAGGCGGTGCCTCCAATGAAGATAGCGGTGCTGTCTCATCTCATAGCGAATCAGACAATACAAATACATCCGATACGATTGGTAAGGAAGAAGAACGTAAGATAGCAACCAAGGACTTTGAGCGCATCAAGAAAGATATGCTTAAGTACAAGGACGAGCTAAACGTTTTCCGTACAAAAGCGGAAGATGATGAGCGACGTCGGTTGAAAGATCAGAACGACTTCAAGACATACTCAGAAAAACTAGAGACTGAGAACAACGAGTTGAAGCAAAAAGATACTCGTAGGCAAGAAGCCTTTGTTCGCGATCGAAAGTATTCCGCTGTACAAGCTGCAGCAATCAAGGCTGGCATTCGTGCTGAGGCTGAAGGTGACCTGGACTTAATAAGTCTAGATGACGTTGAGGTCGAGTACACTAGCACTGGTCGAGTTATGGTCAACAACGCAGACAGGTATGTTGCTAACCTGAAGAAAACCAAACCACACTGGTTTAGGGAAGACCGCGCGGCCACTATTAACGGCGGCGGCGGCAAGAATGTTATTGATACTTACGAGCAAATGACTGCTAGTAAGTTAGTTGAAATAGAGAAAAAGGGCGATCGAGCAGAGTATAAGAAAGCACATGCTGAATATATGAAGCAAAGATTGACTAAATAGCCTAACAAATTCAAAAGGAGTTGAACATGGCAGACGAACTACTAAGAGCAGGGACAGAGCTGAACGCTATTGTACCTGAGTTATGGTCGGCACGTTGGTATTCTACATTATTGGAAAAACTTCCATTTAATGAAGTAGTAGCACGTGACTATGAAGGCGAAATCAGAGCATTGGGAGATACAGTAAACATTACTTCTTTTCCACAATTTGATCTTGCGGACGAATTAGCTGAAGATGGTAAAGCAGATGCTAGCGCAATCACTTTAACAAACAATCAGTTAGTTATTAATAAGCAAATCGTTAAGGATTTTATCCTTACTCGTGTAGCTCAAGTGCAATCTTTGGATGCAACTGATAAACTACGTGACCTTGCTATTCATTCAATCATGAAGAAAATGCAAAGCTTGATTATTGCAGACGTTGCACCTAGTGCTTCAGCTCCAGATCACGCCATTTCTTACTCTTCAGCGACTACGTTAGCACTTGTTGACATTCTTGCCGCTAAAGACCTATTAGATGCTCAAGATGTTGCAGACGATGGAACACGTCAATTGATTTGTGGAACTTCACAATACAATGACTTGTTTAATATCACTGGTTTTACTAGCCGTGATTTCATCCCTCAGGGTTCTCCTTTAACAGAAGGCGCTATCAGTACTCCGGTACTTGGTTTCAATGTTAAACAGACTACTGAAGCAAGTGATGTATCTTACTTATTCCACCCTAGCTTTATGCAAGTGGCGGTACAACAAGCACCAGCTGTTGAAGTATTCGCACTAGGCCAAGACGGTCGTCGTGGAATGCGCGTTAACATGACTGCGTTGTTCGGTATTAAACAAATTGACAGCCTTCGCGTTGTTTCAATTTCTTAAAGGAAAGGTGAGTTATATGAAAACTTTAATGATTGTATTATTTGCTCTATTCGCAGCTTCTGCTACTGCGGCTCCATATGCAAACGAAAGCTTTATGCAAGTAGTTTACTTCGAGCACGGTGGTAAAGGCGATAGCAGTGGTAAATCCCCTGGTAACGCTAAAGCTATTATTGACCAAGATCTATGGGCTATCCCAGCAGATGCAGTTCTTGATCACGTTTATTTCGTGATTGATACAGCTGTAACTGGTGTGACTGACATCGATTTGGGTGATGATGACAACTCTTGGTTGTTCATCGACGGTTCTGTTGATCTTACTTTAGGATCAGCTGGCATCTATAAAGATGCTTCTGGCTCAGTATTCTTTTATGATGCTGCTGGCAAAGAAGTTAAAATGGATGTTACTGGCACGTCTGCTGCCGGTAAAGGTCGGGTAGTAATACTTGGCCATCGTTTACTAGCTAACTAGTTTATAGGGGCGGCTTTCGGGCCGCCTCTTTAATTTTAAGGAGTTGTTATGTCACGTGGTGCACTAATGGAGAATGGCGATAGCTGGCAATGCGGCGCTTTCTCAAGAGTTCAAAGAGTTGCCGTTTCTAGTACAAGTAAGAAATCACCCGTTGCGGTTGATCAAGGTTCTAATTTAATTTTCATTTGGTCCGATGAGCCTATATGGCTTAAGTACGGTTCTACATCCGACACTGTTGCAGCCATTAGTGCTGATGCAAGTGATGCTGATGTGAAGTACATCCCAGCTGGTGTGTTCTTTCCTGTGCCAATGGATCTAGTTGAGATCGATTCACACAAAACTACAGCACTATTTGTGCATTGCTTAAGGTTCGGATCAGTAGACGCTACTGTGTTTTTGTACGAGGTAGAGTAATGCTCGCGGGCAATATAGCCGCTAACCTTGTTATTAAGGAGATTCCTGTACCCAAGTTTGTTTATGACTTTAGAGATGGAACACTTGGTGGCTTAGGTTATTCAAGGAATTCAACTGCTACATACAGAGCAGCTAATGGAACAATGGCTACAGCAGCCATCAACACACCAAGATATCATTATAATATAGACGGAACGCTTGTTGGCTATATATCCGAGACCGGAGAAACCAACGACCTTACTTATAGCGAAGACCTTACTCAGTGGTCGGGCACCGGCACGGTTACATCTAACTCAACAGTAGCACCAGATGGGAACACAACAGCTGATACAGTAGAAGATGACGCCACTGTATTCCATTCTGTTAGTGGCTTAGCCGATTACACTTATTACTCCTATTCTATTTTTGTAAAGAAGACTACAGCCCAAAGCTACTACCCTGTGTTACGTCAAGTGTTTGACGATATCGATGCATATACTGCAATTAATACGCTTACTGGCGTACTTACTGTAATGGATGCCGACTCAGGTAATGCTTTAGAAAGATACGTTGAAGAGTACGCTAACTATTGGCGTGTTTGTGTAATCCAGTTCGTTCCTAATACAGCTGGCAGTGGCGTATCTACATTTGTTTCACACATCCATGCAGGTGGGTTTGATGGGTCCGATACATCTACAATCAATTCTGGTAATGGTCAGACACATGTGTTCTGGGGATCACAAAGAGAGTACGCGTCTGGATGTACAAGCTACATTAAGACTGAGGCAGCATCTGTTAGTAGGGTGAGAGACTGGGCACAACTTTCTAATACTGGTCTTGGTAATAAAGGTACTTTAATTTGTAGTGGGATATCATACGATAACAACCATCAATTCTCTTATAATACATATCTGGGTTCAATCGGTAACAACACATTAACCGAGTCCGTGTCATGTACTATTAAGCGTTCACTTGGGACTGATGGTAGTGTTGCCGGTTACGTTTCTGACGGTGGTATTGAAAACCAAGCGAAAGCAAACGACTCCGTAAACGAGGTAACTAGAAACGTTATCTCAACCTCTGCGGTTTCTTACGACACCAACCAAGTTACCTTCGCTGGCAATGGCAGAGTATTCGCAAAAGACAACGTTGCTACAATGCCTTCACCAAATAGGATACAAGCTGGTGTTACTGGCGGTGGTCCTAATGGCAGTTCGCTTAATGGTGTCCTTAGATATATGATAATTTATAGCCAAAGACTAACCGACCAAGCTTTGATGCGTATCACAGGAGAGAACTCTTAATGAAGGTGTTTAGATTTAAAGCAACAAGCGAAGCGGCATTTGTGGCAGCGGTTCCATCTATACTTACCAGCGAAGATGGAGAGTGCCATTCATGGGTGAAGCCAATTCCCACGCTTACATCGCAACCAATTTTTGATAATAATGGCAACATGACGACACCGGGTGTATTATCTACAGAGTACCACGCTGATTTGATTATAGATAACGGTTACATAGACACATCCGGAGTTATTAGGGCAGAGTTTTCAGCGCTTAAGGCTCTGCAGGTTACGCCAGCAACACCAAACCACACCTTCTTAGGAGTACAGGAATAGTATGCTTTTAAATAATAGAGTTCTTTGGAAGAATAACGGAACAATTGAGGACGGGAGCATAAAGGTTAATAACCTACACGCGCTAAATTTTAACCTGGTATACTCAGTAACTAATTCCGATTATGTTTATATTGGATCGGATCACCCGTTTAATCACAGGCTATTTAAACCACTATCTCAGCAGCAAAACGATTCCAACTCAACCTTAACGATCGAGACGTGGGACGGGACAAGTTGGGTTGCGTGTGTGGATATTATTGATGCATCTTCTAATGGAGGAACAGGTACGCTTCCTTTTTTTCAAGAGGGGATTATTTCCTGGGTTCCAGATAGGAATACACAGTGGGTGAAGGAAGAGACTACTGAGAACATCGCAGACATGTCCACCGTTAAGATTTATGATAAGTATTGGGCCAGATTCTCGTGGACAACAGACTTCCAGTCCGACTTTCAGCTGTCTTATGTTGGGTTTAGGTTCTCGGAAGACAACGACCTATATAGTTGGTATCCCGATCTAAATAGGGCAGACGTTCTTGATGCATTTAAGAGTGGTAAGACAACCTGGAGCGAACAGCACATTACTGCTGCAGAGGTTATCACTAACGATCTACGTAAGCGCAATATCATATGGTCAAGAAACCAAGTGCTCGACTGGGAGATGTTTAGAGAAGGCTCAGTGCATAAGGTTGCAGAGATTGCCTACAATGCATTCGGCAAGTCACACGTTGATTTCGCAGAGAGAGCAGCTAAGCGCTATGAGATGTTTATGAATAACTTAAACTTTAAGACTGATAAGAATAGGGACGCAACTCTGAATGAGTTTGAGAAACAAACTGAAACAAGAGTGATACGCAGATGAGTGATATCTCAGACATTTATAACGCATTCCATACACGCATTGCTGCTGTACTCACTACACATAAGCGTTTGCCGAATCCGTATCTATTAGAATCTAACCCCAACGGATACCTGCGGCAAGGTTATGCGGTGTCTATTGGACCAGGTGAGAACACTAACAGGTTGATCGGGTGCAAGATCCCTATGGGCCGTAGCTTTGAGGTGATTATCTCAAGAGAATACATAGCTACAGAGTTCAACCCGGCCACAATGGCAACAACAGAGAAGCAGCTGTTTGAGGATCAGTTATTGATCATACAAGATTTCTACACGGATACTACACTGGGTACAGGGGCCTTTAAAACCTTGTACCAATCAGATAGTGGTGTAGAATTTATACATACACAAGACGAGTCTTATGTTTACGTTCGAACAGTGTTTGACATAGAGTACTTAGAGGCTACATCATAAGACTTTAATATTTTACCAAGGATAGGGAAAATAACATGGCTGAAATTAATAGACCGTCGCTACTGGCGGTAACAGAAGAAACAACAGAAGCAACAGCGGTAACTCCTAGTGCTGGCTCAGAATTTATAGAATTACAAGATGATGCATCGTTCTCACCTGATCAGGACGTTATTGATAACAATAACCTTAGATCATCCCTTGCAGCTGGAAAGCCTCTAAAGGGCATTCGTAGAGCAACCGGAACAGTTTCACATTATATTAGACATTCAGGCACAGAAGGCACAGCACCAACAGACCTTAACTTATTGTTAAAGGCTGCATTTGGTAGTGTTGCTTCCAACAGTACTGAGCGCACTACAACAAGTGGTTCGACTGTTAGCGTTGTAGAACTTGCTGCAGGTGGATCTGACTTCTCTCGTGGAAGTGCAGTACTTGTTAAAGATACAGCAGTTAGCAGAAACTATGCAATTAGACCTGTTCACTCAGTTAGCTCTGAGAGTTTAACTTTAGGCTTTAATTTATCCGACGCTCCAGCTACTGGAATGAATGTTGGTAAGAACGTTAAGTACTCACCAGCTAGTAGTGGACACTCCACACTGAGCATGTGGCATTACCGTGCAAACGGTGGCGCTATTGAGATGATCACAGGAGCACGCCCAGTTAGCGCAGCTATTGATATCACAGCCGGCCAACCTATTAATGGTTCATTCGGTGTTGAAGGTGTTCGTTACCACTTCAATCCGATAACAGCAGCAGCTACTGACACTTACTTAGATTTTACAGATGATCAAGGCACAGTTGCTGCGACTATCCCTGCTAAAGTATATGAGTCTCCACATGAGATCGCTAGAGCAATAGCAGCAGCTATGAACGAACTTACTACAGAGACAATCACTTGTGACTACAGTGACTCTGATGGAAAGTTCACAATCGCTACATCTACAAGCGCAGTACTATCTTTGCTTTGGAGTACAGGAACAAACACTGCAAACACTCTTGGCAACGTTATTGGCTTTACAGTTGGTGCAGATGATACTGGTGCGACTACATACACAAGCGATAATGCACAATCATGGGCAGCTGCTCAGACTCCTGCATACGACGCGGTTGATCCACTAATGGCGATTAACAATGAGTTATTCATTGGAGATAGTACGGACAACGTTTGCATCGAAGCACAGAGTGTTTCTTTCAACATGGAACTAACCAAGAGAAATATCGACGAGACTTGTTCCGTTACTGGAATGAAGGGCTCTGTATATACTGCACGTAACGTAACAGCTGATGTTGTTGCTGTAATGAGCAGGCATGATGCAGACAAGTTCGAAAGACTATCGCAAAACAGTGACTCACGTTTCTGCTTTAACTTCGGTGTTAAAGATGCAAACGGTGATTGGGTTGCTGGCAAGTGTGGAAACATATATGTTCCAGCTTGTGTTGTTGCTAGCTTCCAGGCTAACAATGACGATGGCCTAGTTACTCTTGAGTACACTATTCAAGCATTTTCAGATTCAAGCAATAACGAAGAGGTTTATTTAAACTTCTTATAAGGAGTATAAGGATGAGTGAGCAGAAAAAGAATTTCAAGCTTGTACCAAAAGATTGTACCGAACAGAAGGTTGGCAAAAAGACTTTGCCGCCTAAGTTCGATGGGTACATTATGTTAAGGAAACCAAACATCTACGAGAAGTATGAGTACATTTCTGAGTCGGGTTTGGTTGTAGGTAAAGAGGGTGAGTTAGAGGGCGGAGTAGCTGAACAGCTAAGATGCATCTCGAAGCTTATCAAGTATTCAGAGAAACATTTTGTAGAGGTTGATATTAAACATCTAGAGAGTGGTGATAGGTTCAAGACATTCGAAGACCTATCAGATGATTCTGATTGCCATGCGATGATACAAGAGGCGGCGTTATCGATCGTTTCTGGTGGAGCGCCCTCAAAAAACTAAGAAGCCTTATTCGCAGTAGTGTTCGCGCTGCTTCTAGGGCTAAAGATGGGAAATATCCCATCAATGAGGCGACTGTATTTATAAGAGAGTATTGGGCTCGAAGGTGTTTGGCTAGGCTTGGTTACACAAGCGACGTTAATGATCTAAACATTACTAAGGCTGAAATATTCGTGATGATTGACCAGCTAATGGTTGCCTCTGAGAAAGAGAGCGACATTAAAATACAAGCTGCGATGTTTGGAGCAAAGTTTACATAATGGCTAAAGTCACACTAGAACTAGATGCGGATACCAGAGCAGCCATTAGGGATGTCTCTAAGTTCGCCAAGAGATCACAAAAAGATCTAAAGAAGGTTAGTGGTGCATTCACTGCACTGAAAGTAGCCGCCGGTGCGTTCGCTGGTGTTCTTGCTGGTAGAGCTATCATAAATGGATTCAAGACAATAACAGCAGCAGCTAGTAAGCAAGAAGATGCAATCAATGCGCTTAATACTTCACTGAAGCTTGCCGGTACGTTCTCGGAAGAGTCTTCTCAAGAGATGCAGAAGTTTGCATCAGAGCTACAGAAGACGTCAATCATTGGAGATGAAACATCTCTGACTATGTTGGCGCTTGCGAGAAACTATACCAATACAAACGAAGAAGCCGTTAAGTTAGTTAAGGCATCAGCTGATCTAAGTGCTGCTACAGGCACATCTCTTGATTCAGCCGTAAGAAATCTTGGTAAGTCTTATTCAGGATTAACCGGTGAGTTAGGCGAGAGCGTTAAAGAAGTTAGGTCACTAACAGCCGAACAACTAAAGGCTGGTGGAGCCATTGATTTAATCATTAAAAGATTCGGTGGCGCTGCCTTGTCTAAGACCAAGACTTATAGCGGTGCGATTATGCAGCTTGGTAACTCATGGGGCGATCTATTAGAGAAGTTCGGCCAGACAATTACACAGAGCTCCGCCGTTGTTAAGGTTATCAACTCCTTATCAGCTATGTTTTCACAGTTAGGTGACTTTGTTCTCGCCAATCAACAAGAGATCATCAGTTGGACTGTTATTTTCGTTGCTGGGTTTGTTGATGCAATAAACTTTGGAATAAAAACAATTAACTTTCTTGTTAAGGCGTTCAAGGGCCTTAGTGGCGGGATTCAAGTGGTTGTTACAGCCATATCGAACCTTGGTACAGTGTTTGATAACCTTATGAACGGTAAGGCCAACCCTTTTAAAGAATTAAACGAAGCAGTAGCACAAGATGTTAACGAGATTGGTTCAGGACTAGCTAAACAAGAGGAATTCTTTAAGTCTGTTACGGCTGGTGTGGATTTGTTTGCTGCAAGCATTAGAAATTTAAAGAATGAACAGATAGACCTTGCCGCAGCAGCCCCGGCTGTACAAGAGAGCCAGGCTGGATTTTCCGATGGTGCTGCTAAGTTTGGTGCGGCAGCCGCCGGCACTTTCTCCACGGTTGGTGTTGGTAGTGCAGTAACTAAGGGCGCGTCTGGTGCGACGGGCCTACTGAGTTCAGCCATTGGGGCGGGTGCAGATGCAATACTTCCTGGCGTTGGTGGGTTTGCTAAAGAGATTACAGAGTTGTTTGCGCAAGGTCCAGAGAAGGTAAAAGAGACCGTGAAGGGTTTCGTTGAGGCCATACCGGATTTGATAATTAACATCATGGAAGGTTTGCCCGCCGTGTTTATGGGTCTTATGGAATCAATTCCAAAATTGCTTTCTGAAGGTTTGCCTCGGGTTATTGATGCATTTATTTCTGGAATACCCGACATCATAGA